GAAAACGAGGCGGTTTTCTTATGCTCTAACCGTATGGAATCCCGTACGGTTAAATTTATATGTTGGAGGTATTACTTTGAGGATGTATACAAAAATAGCACTAACAATTGCTGTAACCGTCATTACAACAAAGCTAGTGCTACACATAGAAGAACAACGAAAAATCAGAGACTTACATAATCGAATTGCTAAATTAGTTCAAATCGACTAGTGTCTTTCGCCCTGGGCATGGCGTTAAAAGGTTCAACTATTGGACAAGTCCGTAGTCCTAACAAAAGCGGAGCGACTGGTGATGGAGAACACCTAAAAAGCCTAGCGTAGAGGAAAGGATTTTCAAAATGAAAAAGGAACAACTAGCAAACATCGGCTTAACTGAAGACCAAATTTCTCAAGTCTTCGCTTTGCATGGTGCGGATATCCAAAAGTTTAAGGATGATGTGGCAAGTAAAGATAGCGAATTGGAGAGCGTGCGTGGACAGCTGACACAACGTGACCAAGACTTGAATGATTTGAAGAAAAAAGGCGCAGATGTTGAAGATATTCAGCAAAAGCTAGAGGACTTACAAGCTAAGTACAAACAAGATACAGAAGCGCTTGAGGCAAAACTAGCAGATGAGAACAAATCTCGCTTAATCGATGCTGAATTGGCAAAAGCTGGCGTTCGAGACGCAGAAATTTTTGAGAAAATCTTAAACAAAGACGAAATCTCTGTAAAAGATGGCAAATTGATTGGCTTGACTGAGCAAATCGAAGCTCAGCGTGCTAAGAGTCCATATCTCTTTAACGGGGAGAAACAAGCCCAATATACGCCAAATCAAGGCGATGGGCAAGGTGCTAATTTAGGGAATTGGGAAACTGCTATGAGCAATCTTGACTTTAACCTAACTCAATTTTTAGAACAACAAGGAGAAAATAACTAATGGCTAATGAAATTACAAAAATTCTAGACACGATTACACCTCAACAGTACAATGCCTACATGCAACAGTACACTGCTGCTAAATCTGCTTTTGTACAAAGTGGTATCGCAGTATCAGATGAGCGTGTCTCTAAAAACATTACATCTGGTGGTCTTTTGGTCAACATGCCTTTCTGGAATGACCTTACTGGTGATTCTGAAGTTCTCGGAAATGGCGACAAAGCCTTAGAAACTGGCAAAATCACTGCTGGAGCAGACATCGCCTGCGTTCTTTACCGTGGACGTGGTTGGGCTGCTAACGAATTGACTGGTATTGTAGCCGGTTCTGACCCAGTACGTGCTGTTTTGAATCGTATCGGTGCTTACTGGTTGCGTGAAGACCAAAAAGCCTTGATTGCTACCTTGAATGGTATCTTTGCGACTGGTACTGGGGGAGAGAAAGGTGCGCTTGAAGAAACTCACGTATCAGACCAATCAAAAGCGTCTACTGGTATCGATGCAGGTATGGTACTTGACGCTAAACAATTGCTTGGAGATTCTGCTGATCAAGTTACTGCTATTGCTATGCACTCTGCAGTTTATACTAAACTACAAAAAGACAACTTGATCCAATACATCCAGCCAACAACTGCGACTATCAACATTCCGACTTACCTTGGTTACCGTGTCATTATCGATGATGGTATTGCACCAACAGGAGATATCTATACTTCATATCTTTTCCGCACAGGTTCAATCGGTCTCAATACAGGAAATCCATCAGGATTGACTACATTTGAAACTTCTCGTGAAGCTGCTAAAGGTAACGACATGATTTACACTCGTCGTGCCCTTGTGATGCACCCGTACGGCGTGAAATGGACTGGCGCAGAAGTGGCTGAAGGAAACATCACTCCATCAAACACTGACTTGGCTAAATTCAAGAACTGGCAACGTGTTTACGAGCCTAAGAACATCGGTATTATCGCTTTGAAACACAAAATTGGCAAATAGATTGGGTGACAGAATATGATTCAAGAATTGAAACAAGACAACACAATGTACTTGATCTCATGCGTTCGTAAAATGCGTCAGGATAATTATTTCAATGACATGGAAGTTCTCCACTACGCTTTGACTCAAGCAGAAAATGAGATTTTGAATTATATTCACCAAGACAGTGTGCCTGGACGTTTAGAGAACGTATGGATAGACATGACCAACGACTTACTGGACAAGGTCAAGGAGCAAAGCGTGCTTGCTAAAAAAGCTGATGCAGAAGACTTTTCGGTCAAGAGTATCAAAATGGGTGATACGACAATCGAAAAGGTTAGTCCTTATGAAATGATTCAACGAATGAAACAAGTGCCGTCATCACTTGAGCGCTACAAGCGTCAGTTGAATCGTTTTAGGAAGCTACTATGACCGAATATGCTAAGACAGTCTTTGATTGCTTGTATGACTGTGAAATGACGGTTAAAGGTTATACAGAGCAAGAGATAGACGGTTTGACCAGTATGTCAGAAAGCGTGCTATTAGAGGACATTCCTTGCAGGATTTCACAAATGAGCAATAGTTCTACGAATGGGAGCGACTATCAAGCCAACGGCTACGATATGAAACTCTTTTGCTCGGTTGTCTATGATATCCCTGCAGGTTGCAAGATTGAGGTGACTGATAGAAATGGGCACGTTAAAGTGTTTACACGTTCTAATGTGCCTATTGGTCAGTATTGGTCACATCAAGAAATTGCTATAAAGCTAGAGGGCAAGTCATGAGTGGCAGTTTTGATTATCGTAGTTTCGCTAAGTTTGCTAACAACTTCAACAGGAATGCGAATCATGCGAAAGTAGACCGATTTATGAGACAAACCTTGAATTATGAAGGTACAGAACTAAAATCCAAAGTGAAGGAGAGAACGCCTGTTGGTGTTTATACGGATCATTGGGTTGAGTTCACAACCAAAGATGGCAAACACGTCAAATTTTGGGCAAGTGCTCATGGCAAACAAGGCGGAACCTTGCAAAAAGGCTGGTCTAAAAGCCATATTGAAGTATCTGGACGGACTTATAAGCAGAAAGTTTATAACAAGGTCTACTATGGCCCACACGTTGAGTACGGGCATAAGACAGTCAATGGTGGCTTTGTTCCAGGGCAATTTTTTCTTCATAAAACTGTTGAAGATACTAAAAGCGATATGGAAAAGCGTGTCCGTGATAAGTATGATGGCTTTATGAGAAAGGTAGTATTAGGAAATGGCAAATAAAGGCTTACGGTTGGTCGAGGAGTTGGTTAGTCATATCAAGGGGTTATATCCTGACATCAGGATTTATCTAGATGAAGTAGAGCAAGGTTTTAAAGAGCCTTGTTTTTTTATCCATGTGGTTGATACTAAGTACACTCCAGAGGCCAATAAATATGTGAAAGTACGTTCTAAAGTGGATTTGTCTTATTTTCCTCCTAAGAAAAAGCGTAGCGAATGTTTAGCAATGCAGGAAGAATTGAGTTATAAACTCTTACACTTGCCGACGATTCATTTATTTGACCGTCAGTATGAAGTGGTTGACAACGTTCTGCATTGTATTTTTAACGCAAGCACACGCTTGAAGTTAGAAGAGGAGGATATCAAACAACGTGAATTGAAAGTGAAAGAAGAGGTAAAAGATGGATAATGTAGACGGAATTGTGTTCCCTACTGCGGACATTTTGGAAAGTAGCGCTTTTACCAACGGAGAAAAAGACATCTTGGGGGCTATTTTAGACCCAGAAGAGTCTTATAGCTTGGGAGAAGCAAGAGCAAAACTAGAATACGAACTAGGAAGGAAGATTAAGTAATGGCAGGTGGAATTTGGAAACGCCAAAATAAAGTAAGACCAGGTGCTTACATCAACGTCAAATCAAAAGACATCGCAATGACTCGCCTTGGTGGCGATGGTGTCGTAACAGTACCGCTAGCACTCAGTTTCGGTCAATCAAAGAAATTGATGAAAATCCGACGTGGTGAAGACCTATTTAAGAAGCTAGGTTATGAGCAAGAAAGCCCACAGCTTTTGTTGCTAAATGAAGCATTCAAACGTGTGAGTGAAGTCTTGCTCTATCGTCTAAACACAGGCGAAAAGGCAAACGTAAGCCTTTCAGACAACGTAACGGCTCAAGCTAAATATAGCGGTGTCCGTGGGAATGACATTACAGTAACGGTCAAAACAAACGTAGACGACCCAAGTTCATTTGATGTTGTCACATTCCTTGATACTGTTGTTATGGACTCGCAAACTGTAAAAGTCTTGGCTGATTTGAAAAACAATGATCTAGTTGAGTTTTCAGGAACTGGCGAACTGCAAGCGGTGGCTGGTGCTAAATTAACTGGCGGTACTGACGGAACAGTATCCACTCAAGACTACACAGAATACTTCAAAGCGCTTGAAACAGTTGAGTTTAACTATATGGCCTTGCCAGTAGAAGACGCTTCTATCAAGAAAGCAGCTATCAACTTTATCAAACGTATGCGTGAAGATGAAGGACTTGGTGCTCAATTGGTTGTTGCGGACTCTGACGCAGACAGTGAAGCGGTAATCAACGTTAAAAACGGCGTTATCTTGTCTGATAAGACAGTCATTGATAAGACTAAAGCGACTGTATGGGTTGCAGCAGCAAGCGCAAATGCTGGCGTTGAGAAATCGTTGACTTATGAGAAGTACGAAGACTCTGTTGATGTTGTGGGACGTTTGAGCCATACAGAGACAGAAGATGCGCTCTTGAAAGGGCAGTTTGTCTTCACTGCTCGTCGTGGCCGTGCGGTAGTTGAACAAGATATCAACTCACACGTCAGCTTCACGATTGAAAAGAACCAAGATTTCCGTAAGAACCGTATCTTGCGCACCTTGGACGATATTGTGAACGATACTCGTTATGCTTTCTCTGAGTATTTCCTTGGAAAGGTGAGCAACAACGAAGATGGACGTCAAGCGTTCAAAGCGAACCGTATTCGCTACTTCAAAGATCTTGAGGCTCGTGGTGCCATCGAAGACTTCAAAGTGGAAGACATCGAGGTGCTACGTGGTGAGTTGAAAGAGTCTGTAGTGGTTAACGTTAAAGTGAAACCAGTAGACAGTATGGAAAAACTGTACATGACAGTTACAGTAGAGTAGGAAAGGAGATAGTATGGCTTTTTTAAAAGGTCGTGACGTAATTAGCGGTCAGGAAGGTACCGCTTTTATTCAAATCGACGGAAAAAATGAGTTCATGTTCTATATCAAGGAACTTGAAGCAACAGTTAAGAAAAACAAAGAAGAAGTCCGCACCCTTAACAAACGTGGTACGCAAGTAAAAGCGACTGGTTTCAAGGGTGAAGGTAAGATGACCATCTACGGTGTCACTTCAACATTCAAGGAAATGATGTTGGACTACATGAAGAATGGTCGTGATACATTCTTTGATATCCAAGTGACCAACGACGATGCGACAAGTTCAATCGGTCGTCAAACAACTATCTTGCGTGAATGTAACCTTGATGAAGTTGTGATGGGTCAATTAAAAGTTGAGGAAGATTTCTTGGAAGAAGAAGTTAACTTTACTTTTGAAGATGTGGATATCTTGGAAAAATTTAATGCGCCTAAATTAGGTTAGAAAGAGGGTAGATAAATGGCAATTTCAGACTTTTTACTAGAAAACGTTCAGCAGGAAGAAACAAAAGAGGTACACCTTAAACGTTTCAAATCTCCTTTTGTCATTCGCAGTATTGACGAAAGCCTAAATGATACGTTGAAGAAACGTGCGACAATCAAGAAGAAAAACCGTCAAGGTGTTGCTATCCCTGAGTTCAACAACGATAAGTACATCGACTCTTTAATGTCTGCCTGCGTTGTTACGCCAGACTTAAAAGATGCTCAACTACAAGAATCTTATCGTACGGTTGGGGATGAAGCAGCAACCTTGAAAGCTATGTTGAAGATTGGGGAATATGCTACCTTAATGCAAGAAATCCAGTCGCTTAACGGATTTGATGAAGATATCAATGATCTTGTTGAAGAAGCAAAAAACGACTAGAGGACGGGGACGCAGAGTTGAGTTATGCTTACTACTGTTTGCATCAATTCAACTGGACTCCGTCCTTTTTGGATAGCTTATCTAAACGTGAGAAAGCCTTGATTTTTGCCTTTATCGATATCCGAGTAGAGGCAGAACAAAAGGAACAGAAAGAAATGGAACGAAAAAGCAGAGGAAGGAGGAGACGATAGAAAATGGCTACGTTAATGCAAACACTGGCGCTTAGAGATAATTTCTCAAGCCCTTTAAACCGAATTAACAGTACGATTAACAGGACTATTGCTAAGTTTGGTGAGTTGGACAGACGAGTTAAAAAGATGACGCAGACTGCGACGATTAAAGTCAAAGCAGATATGCCTAAGAATTTAACTGCGCCTAAAGCTACTAGCCCTGTAGCGCCAAAAATGACGACACCTATCGCTCCTAAACTTCCTTCAACTGGGCCTCTCGTTGGTGGCTTAGGCGTTGCTACATCTATGCTTGGTCGAATGACTTCTATTTCTCGTGCTTTGAATTTCATGGTAGCTATTCAAGCCTTGAGGCAAATGGCTAATTTAATGAGTGGTCTGATTAAGTCAGGTGATGAGTATATTCAGACTATGGCAAGGCTTAAGACGATAGAAGACGGGTCTAAGACAGGTCAAGAGCTTCAAGATAGTATCATGGCAGCAGCACAGCGCTCAAGGACTGGCTTCGGTATCATGGCAGACTCAGTGGCTAAACTACGCTCACAAGCTGGAGAGGCTTTTAAGAGCAATGATGAAGCTATTGCATTCGCTGAACAGTTGAATAAACTGTATAAAATCGGTGGTGCTAGTTTAGAGCAACAAAAAGCAGGGACTCTTCAAATCACACAGGCGCTTGCTTCAGGGGTTCTTCGTGGCGATGAGTTTAACTCTATGATGGAGAACGCTCCGCTTGTTGCCCAAAAACTAGCTAGACACCTTGGTGTTAGCGTTGGGCAATTGAGGGCAATGGCTAAAGATGGTCAACTAACCGGAGATACTCTTAAGAACGCTTTGCTTGGTTCAGCAGTTGAAACAAACGCTGAATTTGCGAAAATGCCGATGACCTTTGCTGATATGATGACTCAGATTGGCAACGTAGCTTCATACGCATTTCAGCCTTTAATTCAGGCATGGCAAGAATTCATAAACAGTACCGCTGGACAGAACTTCATGGCAGGTTTAGAAACCGCTATGTTTGCGATTGGCCAGATAGCGTTATGGCTCTTTAATCTCTTTGTTGCAGGTTGGAACTGGGTGACTGAGAACATCAATATAGTCATGACTGCATTAATGCTTCTTGCAGCAGTTGCTCTTATAGCAGGTGTAGCAATGTTTGTAGCAGGTTTGATGGCAGGAGCTCCTTGGGCTTGGCTGATGCTGATACTGATAGGTGTAATTGGGATCGCGCTCTTAATCGCTACAGCTCTAAACGCTATGGGGATTTCATTCTTAGACGTTGCAGCTGCTATCGTTGCAGCCTTTGTCTTTGTTGGAACGGTAGTTTATGACATCATTATGTTCGTCATCAATCTCGTCATGTATATGATTGCACCGATTGTAAACCTCTTCATAGGTATTTATAACATTGGTTTAGCAGTTGCAGAGTTTTTGAGAAATGTCTTTAAACGATTTATTCCATCAGAAAGTTATTTTATAATCTTATTCGAACTGTATTAGATTATTTTGCTTCGTTTGTTGATGGGGTAGTCAATGTAGCGCAATCTATCGGTAATGCTTTTATAGCAGGTGCCAATATAGCTATTAAAGCTATCAACTGGATCATTGACGCTTTAAATAAAATACCAGGAGTGAATCTAGGAAAAGTTGGCGAAATGGGCTACATGTCTAATGACGGTAGTTTTGCCAATGGTATTCGTGCGATGGGAGAGATGTTTAATCCAGGAGAGGCTCCTGATGATTATGAATCTTTTGACGGCATGCGTGCTAACATGATGACTCCAGGCGGTTTGTGGGATGGGATGAAAAATCCTTTCTCAACTGCTGGTAATGCTTTTAGTGGTACTAAGGCTTTTGGTCAAGGTGTTGGTGATGCTATGCAAGGCTTCGCTGATAAGATGAAAGGTCAAGACGAACTTGCTTCTAAATTTGACCAAATGAACCAAACACCGGCAGGGGCTGGTGCTCCTTCTGGTGGTGCTGGTGGCCTTGGAGACAAGCTAGGCAAAGGCAAAAACATTGGTAACGTCGGTAAGATTGAAGATGAAGTCAAGCTGAAAGACGAAGATATCAAGATGATGCGTGACGTTGCAGAACGTAAATACATCATTGATTACCAAGTCCTAACACCTCAAGTTAGTGTTAAATATGAGTCTAAAAATAGCGCTACTGAAAAGGATATCGACGATTTGGTTGACAGAATTGAAGAAAAGATTGTCGGTTTGGTCGATAGCGACCTAGGAATTGCGTAGGAGGTAATAAGAAATGGCGATTGGTA